ATTTTCGTGGGGCTTGGGTGTTAAATGGTTCTGTGATAACCGAAGATTTAGACGCCGCAAAGGCGATCTTTGCTGATAAGGTTCGGGAAGCACGCACGCCGTTATTGGCCGCGCTTGATACCGACTTTATGAAAGCGCAAGAGACTGGCGCAAGCACAACGCAAATCGTTGCTGATAAGCAAGCCCTGCGTGACGCACCAACTGCCGGTGATAGTGCAACCAGCATTGCAGAACTAAAGGCAGCTTGGCCTTCTTGCTGCGGTGATAGCCCCTACGCATAGGTGATCTATGAACGAAGAAACAAAGGTCGTTGTTGATGTTGCCGCTGGCAGCGTCACCGTCACGGCAATGATGGATATTGTGCCGGAAGCAACCGCTTTGCTAAGTTTGGCGTGGGTCTGTGTTAGGCTGTGGGAAACCGAAACAGTCAAGTTTTTAACTGGCCGAAAAGACGATGTTTAAGGCAATCGTTCTGGCTTGCGTTATAGGCGCACCGACTAATTGCACAGAATTTCATTCGTTCATCTACAGCGAAACGCGGGAAGAATGTCGCCGCCGCGCTATGATTATGTCAAAAGACATTGGGAGCATTGCTAACTTGATGCCGATGAAGTGGCGGTGTCAGCCTTTAAAAAAGGGGCAGCTTACCAATGGAACCGATTTCAACCGCGTTGGCGGGTATCTCGCTGGTTAAAGCCAGCGTTGACTTCATAAAAAGCAACATATCCACCGCGCAAGATATCGGCCAAATCGCCGGTCAGATTGATGCGATGTTTACCGGCCAAAAGCAAGTGCAAGAGGCCAGCAACAAAAAGACCGGTATGGGTCTGGCTGACCAGTTTGGCGTGCAGTCTGTTGCAAAAGAAATGATTGATGCAAAGCTGGCAGCGGAACAGGTTGCTGAAGTCGCTCGAATGGTTGACTTTCGTTTTGGTCACGGCACTTGGGCTGCGATCTTGGCAGAACGGCAAAAACGCATCCAGCAAGCCAAAGAAGCGCGTGCAGCGCAGCGTAAAATCGAACGTGAACGCCAGCAAGAGATGTTTGAAAATTTCAAAGTTGGGGCTATTGTTATTGGGCTTGTTGTGGTTATCATTGGGCTGTTTATCGGCGTATTAACAGCAGCGGCTGGTGTAATTGTCAAATAGTGCAACCACAACTGGTTTGATGGGGGAATACATTGCTGCGGCAGCAATTATCTCGATTGGCACGCATAAGGTCGCATTGGCGCAACAAGATTGCATTGACCTTGTTGCATTTGCAGATCATTTTTTGCGGATACAAGTTAAAACTGCGACTTTGCATCAAAGACCGCATCGGCAATCGGGTTATCAATTTCAACTTGCTAGAGGCAATAAGGTCAAGCGGATACCAACTGAAAGGGATTTTGATATATATGCTTTGGTTGCCGGTGATCCACAGCACAGAAGGTGCTTGTTCTTGCCCACCGGATCGGTGTCACAACTCACAAAGCGCGTGTCGCCATCGAGGTTTACGGTTGAAGCGGAAATTGATAGCTGGAATAAAGCGGTTAACTACGTTTTGGAGATGAGACGATGAATATGGATCAATTAAGGGAAGAAATAGCCAGCGATGAGGGCGTGCGGCTAGATGTTTATTTGGATCATTTGGGGTTGCCCACTGTTGGCATCGGGCATTTGATCCGCGAAGCTGATGCAGAACACGGCAGACCGGTCGGCACGCAAATCACGCCGGAACGCTGTCGGCAGCTATTTGCGCTTGATATTGCGGTCACTGTTGAAGATTGCCGGTCGTTGTTTGAAAATTGGGATGATTTGCCGGAAGAATGCCAGCTAATCTTGGCGAATATGGCGTTCAACTTGGGTCGCAGCCGCCTTGGTCGCTTTGTCAAGTTTCGTGCAGCTATAGCTAATTATGACTATGATGAAGCTGCAACGCAGATGGCCGACAGCAAATGGGCAAGGCAAGTACCAAACCGCGCTGGCCGGTTAATTGATCGGATGAGGGCGATTGAAAATGACTGATGAAAAGAAAAAAATAATATCCGCAGATATTGGAAACAACAGCTTTGAATTGATCTTGCGTATTTTGGGCAATGAATTTGTGGCTGTTAAAATTGGATCGTCTAATTTCAGCGGCAAGTTGATCGTGGGCGGTATCTTGTTGCTGTTCTTTACGCTGGTTCTGATGGAAATGTTTGGCTTCAATAAAATGATGGGGGCGATGTGATGCTGGCGGTGCTTGGCAAAATATTGGGGTCTGGTGATGTTATTCAGCAAGGTATGAAGCTGATTGACGATATGCACACCAGCGATGAAGAAGCGATTGCAGCCAAAAGCAAAGCTAAGATTGATCTGATGGGTGCATATGCGCCGTTTAAGATCGCGCAGCGTTATCTTGCATTAATGTTTGGGATTACGTTTTTGGGCAGTTATGTGCTGGTTCTGGCAATGACAATTAGCGGTCAAGGCGACCCAGATGCGGTGACTAAAGTGATGGAACAATTCAGCATCAATTACGCGATGCTGATTATTCTGGGCTTTTACTTTGGTGGTGGCGTTGTTGAAAGTTTCCAGCAACGTCCGAAGAAATAGGCAAGGCGGCTAAGACAGCCGCCAAACCCGCCACCCATTATTCACTTTTCGCGTGGTGTATTTAAAGCCACGATACCGCAGCGCATCACGCAACGACATTGCATTTTCATAGCGGTCACAAAAAACACTATCACCAATTTCCATATCATTGATAATTTCAATCTTGCTGCGACCGGATGGTGGCACTGGCACGTTCTTTTCTATTTGCATTTAAAATATCCAATCTTTCTTTGAAGCATCCAAGATGCAGAATTTGTTTTGCGCCATCCACAACCCAATCGGGATCGCTGAGGCGCAAGGTCTTTTCGCACCATACGCACCGACCTTGTGCATTTGAGGCCGGTGCATATGTTGGTTTTTTCTTAGAACGGGATCGCATCTGCTAAAGGCTGCATCTGTTCTGCCCTTGGCGCGTCTTGTTCTTTTGGTGGCATAGGATCGCTGATCGAAGCTGACATATATTTATTACCAGCCGCGCTTTCCCGTATCCACAACGCTATCCGCTTTTCAACGCCATCCACGTTAATCTTGCCGGTGTAATCCGGCTGATTGTCGGCGGTCTTATCGTTGTTCTTAAAGATCGCGCCGCGATTGGTGTTATCATATTCAGTCATTAGGCTAGTTCCTCTTTCCGTTTTGCAAACATTGCTATTTGATCGTCTGGTGCTTTTATGCCGCTGGCACCGAACAGCTTTGTGTAAAGCGCGTTGACATCACGCACACTTTTACACGCATCTAATTTTTCAGCTAAAACATCGTTGGTGGCGGCACCGACTGCCGGAGTGGATGCGACAGCCGGTGCCTTTGGTTTAGGCTGCGAACGGGAGGGAAACGCGCCACCACCGCTTGCGAGATTACCATCATCGTCATCGGCATTCAATCCAAACATCGTCATCAAACTTGCGCGGCGCAGATATGTCACGCAACTGATGTATGATTGCGGCGTATTCTTTTCTGGCCGGACTGGTATTGCACTTTGAAAGCTTTCACCAGTGTCAACGTGCGCCACCACCGTCACAATGCAATCGTCACTAAAGAACTGTTGGAACGAAAGCCCGTAATCAGCAATGCCGTTCAATGCAGTCAGCACATCCCCAAGCGTGCTATATTGGCTTTTGAACATCGGGTTTTTACCAGACTTGCCAACAGTTGCCGCCTTGCGGAAATCGTTTAGCGCACTATTCAATTTCATATTTTCCATAATTCCTTTGCCCTTTCAAGCCATTCGGTTTTCATTTTCCACTGATACATATGACCCCAATCGGGATCGGTGATCGAGGCCAGCACCTTTGGATCGGTGCTGACTGTCAAGAGGTTTTGCCGGATCAACGCTTTTTGGCGCATTTCATCAAGCGCGTGATTGATGCCATCCGCTTGCAATTCTTCACAGTTATAAGCATTGAAGATAACGGCGTCGTGTTCTGCAATGTAGATTATTGACGGTGTAACGCGCAGCGCGTGCCAATAAATAGCCGACTGGCATATGTGGGCAAACTCCGGCTTTTTAGGCAGCGTGGCTTTCGCCCAGCCTTGTGACCCGTCTTTCAACAGCTTAGTTTTGCGCGGTGCTTTGGTTTTCATCTCCGCAAACATCGAACCTTCTACAAGCAGATCGACAAATCCCAAGATCGGCACGTTCACATCATCCAACCAACATTCAATGCGTTCTTCATCAATCGCGCCGGTAAAACCGTTTTCTACACAAATATTCACGCCCTGATGCACCATCGCAGGGATAACTTCACGAAACTTCACACGCAGCACATCATCGTCATCGGCTGGATGGAAGTCAAAAGCGATCTGCGCCGCTTCAATAGCTTCATCAATATCAGCCCCGTGGCAGACGATTGACTGCACAGCCGTATGCACGCTGGTTCCAATAGCAGCACGTTCACCAACGCCGATTTGTTGTCGCTGGTCTTTTGTTAGATGCAGATAATCGAATATCCACTTGGCCGGTGAGCGTAATAGCTGGCTGGCCGATAAATGGCTAAACCCTGCGGTTTTCCAAAGTTCACTGATTTCCCGTTTTGTCATAGCAACACCCTAGCCCAGATCGTTCCCAAATGGCAACAGCTATTTTTTTGCTTTACAGATTAGCCGGTGATGGGCAATGCTAGGCCAAATCGAAAGGGGCTTGCAATGAGTGGAAGCAAATCAAGAAACAAGGGTCGCGGTTACGAATACGAGATTGCAAACGAGTTGTTTCAACAGCTTGGCATCAACTTTGTGCGGGAACTGGATCAAACGCGGGAAAAGCATCTTGGTGATTTACGCACTGAAGATTGCAACTTTCCGTTTGTGATAGAATGCAAGCGATACAAATCCGGCGTTTCGGGTGATTGGTGGGATCAAGTTTGCACCGCTGCGTCAATAGCTGATAAAATGCCTATGCTGTTTTATCGGCTTGACCGGCAAAAAACCCGCGTTCGGATGCCAGTGGCGGCTTTGGTCGGGCTTGCTGGATATCTACCAAATCAAGATATAGCTGAACAATATGATTGGCGATATGCCGTTGAAACTGATTTGGACACCGCAATGATGATAATTCGGGAGATGCTTGCAAATGGCGCGTAATATGGAAACGGTCGGCGACCGCGAATATGTGATGATCTCAAGTGAAACTTGGATTGATGTGAAAGATTTGACCGTTGAGATAATCAAGGGCAAACACGGTATCGAAGTGCGGGTATTGCCGCGCAATTCCGATAATGGCGTTGAGCCTTTGGGCGTTATTTATGCTGATTTCGTTGAGTTCAGCAAAAGCCGCGAAAACGTAATACCATTTTTGCCAAGGCTTTACGGTTACGATCCAGAAAGTTGAAACGATGGAAACAGAACACAATCTGAAGATGGAATTGATGACAATTAGCGAGATCGGCACAGCTTGGAAATGTGAGCCGGTGAAGCTGCCACAGTATTGTCAACTTGATTTTGCATTAACACGGCAAGGCAAGATCGAAGCTTTTGCGGAAGTCAAGTGCCGCACGTTTGAACGCACAAGATATAGAACGTCACTGATCCATTTGCACAAAATGATGTATGCGCGGCAAGTGGCGTTCGAGACCGGCATACCGACCTTTTTGATTGTGCGCTGGACTGATTGCATCGGGGCTTGCAGCTTTAAGGTAGATTTTCACACGACTGTTGGTGGGCGAAGGGATCGCGGCATAGAACGCGATTTTGGGTTAATGGCTGAAGTGCCAATTGATGAATTTCATATAGTTAGGGAATTTGATGAAACGATCTGAAGCACTGGAAAAAGTGCAGCAAATATTGAACGAACGCGGCGCGTCTTATGGCGACTTGCGTAAAAACTGGACGCAAACCAGCCAGATGATGTCAATGGTGGTTGGCAAGGATGTAACGCCGGAGCAGTTTGGCGCGATGATGATTGCTATGAAGCTGTCACGGCTGGCAAATAGCGAATGCAGCCACGCCGACAGCCTGTTGGACATTATTGGTTATGCGGCTTTAACTTTGGAGATTTTGCACGATGAGCATTAAAGCACTGGATTGGGCGATGGATGCGCCTGTTCAAGACCCCCTGGCAAAGCTGGTTTTGATTGTAGTTGCGAACCATCACAATGACGCAAGGGGCGTTGCTTGGCCGTCTGTTGGTCATATCTGCCACGTTACCGGCGCAGCGGAACGCACCGTTCGGGCGAAGTTAAAAAAGCTAGAACAAGCTGGCTTTTTGATCCGAAATCACCGGTCGGGAAGGTCAACAGAGTATACCCCTGCATATCTCGCACCCCTGCACCAGATGCAGGACACCCCTGCACCAGATGCACCCATAACCATTAAAGAACCGTTAAAAAGAAATAAGGGGAAAACTAAAGTTGTTGATTGGGAACCTAATGAAGCTGATCGCCAATTTGCTCAAAGCAAGGGTTTGGATGCAGCCGAAGTGCTAGAGGCAATCCGGCTATGGGATAAACAGAACGGCAACAAAGCCGCATATGTCGATGTAACAGCCTTTTGGCAGAACTGGTGCATAAGAGATGCCAAAAAGAAGCCAAAGCGCGTCACAGGCCATTCTAAGCCGTTCAATGGGCAATCAAGCGAATGGACACCGCCACAACGCAAGATGGTCACGCTGGATCAATGGAAAAGGCTGACTGATGGAATGCGAACCTATTACAAGCAAAACCGGCCAGACGTGATTGCCGAACTAAAGAAAGTTGGTGCGGATGTGTAAAAAGGTGTAGACAGGTGTTAATAAACCTGATACGACTTTTAATTATCACAGCAAAACGGGAGTTTGCAAAATGACTAACATAGTAAAAATTGGCGATGAGATTTGGTATAAAGGCGTGACTGAACTTTTCGCAGCCGTTATCACAGACATCAGGAACGAAACATCAGTTTGTTATATTGATGGTGTTAGGTCTGAAAAAGAAGTCACTTATGTTTTTCTGGATTATTGTGCTGGCAAACGCTGGTATGACGGTGTGTTGTATAAACAGGGTTATATGGCTTGCATTGACGATTTTGGCGGTATGTTTCGCGGCAAACCAGTTTTCCATTTATATAAAAAAGAAATTTGTAACCCAAATGGGTTGCCGGTTATCTCAAATCACGAAGAATTAAACGAATGCTTGGCGGCAGCATAATGAGCCGCCTGTTCGTCATAGCAGTATTGGTGGCCGGTTGTAGTTATACGCCGGTCGCTGATCTGCGGGTTAGCGGTGATAAAGCGCAGCTTTACCAGCGCGACCTTGTTGAGTGTCGCCAGCTTGTCGAACAAGCGCAGTCAATGTGGCAGTTTGGTGGTCACGTTGAAATGTTAAACAAATGCTTGCGTGGTCGTGGGCATAACGTAATAGGGGCTTGATATGGTCAGGGATACTATTGGAATGCTGTTTGTGACCGCACTGGTCATCACGTTTGGCACTAACGCAATCACGCAGGATTATAATATCTGGGCGTTGATGGTGCGGTTTGGTGGATGACATTGAATGCCCAGAATGTCAGGGCGATGGCTGGCTTATCTATTGGGTTGGTAAGCGCGGAGCTAATGACCCTTGTGGCAGCGAAGTGCAAGATGATTGCGATGTATGTTTTGGCAAAGGAACCTTAGAGAACCCAGAACCACAATAAGGAAGGGAAGCAAAGGGCGGCATTGACCGCCTTTTGTTTTGCGGATAATGTCACGCGATGGATTATGTGCTATTCTTTGAAGAAGAAGTTGATTGCGGCATATGCGGTGAAAGCACTTATGCAACGGTCGAGGCAAACAGTGGCACGATCAACTGCACCGAATGCGATGGCATTATCTTTGACGCACGCGATTGCCACGGTACGGTCGTTATATTGGAACTGGACAGCGAGACACAGCACTGATGATGATCAACGTCAAAAGCAATATCAGTACGTTTGCAAAAGCAATGGATGCGTTTGGTAAAAACCAGATACCATTTGCCACAGCCAACGCATTGACCAGCACAGCGTTCGATGTACGCAAGCAGATCGTTGACGATACCTATCCAAAAAGCTTCACAGTACGCAACAAGCGGTTTGCAAGCACGATGTTCCGCGTTGAGAAAGCCAACAAGCGTAACCTGACGGCGCGTGTATTTGACCGGCTAGGTCGTGACTATATGACAACGCAAGCCGAAGGCGGTATGAAACGACCACGCGGCAACAACATTGCGATCCCATCAAGGCAAGTAAAGCGCACAGCATCGGGCAAAGTGCCGAAGGCAAAGCAGCCTCGCAACGTGCTGGGCGGCAAGGGATACCGGACAACGCTGCGAAGTGGGCAAGAAGTTATAGCAGAACAGACAGGGCGTGGGGCAGCGCGTAAACAGCGGGTGCTGTATCTATTAGAAAAGATTGCACGCATACCAAAGCGGTTTCCGTTTTACGAAGATGCAAACAAGACGGCAGGGCGTATGTTCGACAGAAATTTCAAGAAAAGCTTTGCATTTGCCAAGCGTACAGCGCAGCGCAAGGCAAAAGGTACTTTTAGAACGTGACTATCGGGGGTAACGCAACACCCCGAACAAACGCTAGCGACAGAATTATGACAATAATTGCAACAATGGGTGGATAATGGTGCAGAAAGTTGCTGAAAAAACAAAAAGGCCAGTCGGACGGCCAAAGATCGAAGATGCAGACTATAACGCGGCACGCGCCAGAAAAATGGAAGCTGACGCGCAAATGGCTGAACTTGAGTTGTTACAAGCCAAACGCAAATTGGTGGCATCTGACGATGTTGCCGGTGCTTGGGTCGAGGTGCTGGCGGCTATGAAGGCGAAGCTGTTGGCGTTGCCGTCTATTTGTGCGCCGATCTGCGCCACTGAAACTGACTTGCCGACCATTCAAAGCATATTGGAAAACCAGATAAGGGAAGCGTTAGATGAATTATCATCTTACCAACCACACGAACACGCTGGACGCACAGTCGTCACTGACAGCGGTGATAGCGGAAGCGATGCAAACGCTGAAACCGCCGCCAAGGTTAAGCGTGGGGCAGTGGGCAGACCGCGAAAGGCGACTAAGCTCGGAAGCTAGTGCAGCCGCCGGTCGTTGGATCACATCACGGGCAGAATATCAACGCGGGATTATGGACGCGATCAGCGACCCGACCTTGCGTGACATTGTTGTGATGGCTGGCGCACAGGTTGGCAAGACAGAAATGCTGTTGAACGTCATTGGCTTCCATATTCATCACGATGCCGCGCCGATCCTGTTAGTGCAGCCAACGCTGGAAATGGCACAGGCGTTTTCTAAAGACCGGCTGGCACCAATGCTGCGCGATACACCGGCTTTGAAATACAAAGTCAAAGACCCACGCAGCCGCGATGCAAATAACACCACAACGCATAAAGTGTTCACTGGCGGTCATATCAGCTTGGTCGGGTCGAATAGCGCGGCTGGGCTGGCATCAAGGCCAATCCGAATTGTTTTATGCGATGAGGTTGATCGCTTTCCGGTTTCGGCTGGTTCTGAGGGTTCACCTATCTTGCTGGCAAGAAAAAGGTCGGCCACGTTTCACAACCGCAAGATGGTGATGGTCAGCACGCCGACCAACAAAGGCGCGTCAATGATAGAAAGCCAATATGCTGAAAGCGATCAGCGTCAATATTTCGTGCCTTGTGAAGATTGCGGCACAGTGCAGACGCTAAAGTGGGGTCAAGTGCAGTGGGAGAAAGACAAGCCCGACACCGCTTGTTATGTCTGCGAAAGCTGCGGTTCGGTTTGGGATGATCCAAAGCGCAATCGTTCAGTTCGGAAAGGGCAGTGGGTTGCGACCGCTGACTATAACGGGATCGCCGGTTTCCACATCAATGGCATTTACAGCCCTTGGACGGTGATGGCTGATGCGGTGCGTGATTTTCTGGTTGCAAAGAAATCAGCCGACACGCTGCGCGTGTTCGTCAATACGTTCTTGGCAGAAACGTGGGAAGATCAAGGCGAGACTGTTGGCGATATCGACTTTCAAGGCCGCGAAGATGATTGGGGCGATGCAGTGCCAGATGACATTGTGGTCGTTACCGCTGGCGTTGACGTTCAAGATGACCGGCTTGAACTGGAAATCGTTGGTTGGGGGCGTGATGAAGAAAGTTGGTCGTTGGATTACAAAACTTTGTATGGCGACCCATCCACGCCGCATTTGTGGAATGATCTCGATAACATCCTAAAAGCCGGATATGTGACCGAAAGCGGCAGACAGCTAGGCATTCGCGCAGCCACGATAGATAGTGGCGGTCATTATACGCAAGCGGTCTATAACTTTGTCCGGCCAAGGGAAGGTCGGCGCATATTTGCCATCAAAGGTATGGGCGGTGAACAGCGGCCATTGGTTAGCAGACCGACCAAAAACAACATTGGAAAGATTAAATTGTTTGCAATCGGCACGTTTCCGATCAAGGAGTTGATTTTCTCGCGGTTAAAGGTACAATCGGAAGGTGCAGGGTTTTGTCACTTTCCAGCGGGGCGTTCTGACGAGTATTATCAGCAATTAGCAAATTCTGAAAAAATCGTCACAAAATATCAAAAAGGCTTTCCGCGCAGGGATTTTGTTAAAACACGCACAAGAAATGAAGCACTTGATTGCAGGGTTTACGCATATGCGGCACTTTGCATCTTGTCGCTGAATATTAACGCTGTTGCCGATAGGGTAGTTAATGCGCCGGAACCAGAAACACAACCGCAGCCGCAACAGCCTAATCCACTTGCCCGCCGACCACGGCAAGGCGGCTTTGTTAATAGCTGGCGGTAAATAATGGCAAACAGATTTGATATAGACGAAGCTCCTGACGGCAAAACACCCGAAACAATCATCATTGGCGATTATCTGCTTTGGAAGCGCACCGA